CCAAAAGCTAAGCGAATCCTTTATGGACAAACATTTTAAGGATTTAGATAAATCTTATATTTCAACTCACCAAAAGCTAAGCGAACCCTTTATAGAAAAGCATTTTAAGGATTTAGATAAATCTAATATTTCAGATTATCAAAAGCTAAGCGAAACCTTCATAGAAAAACATTTTGAAGACCTAGATAAATATTATATTTCACGCTACCAAAAGCTAAGCGAACCCTTTATAGAAAAGCATTTTAAGGATTTAGCTAAATATTATATTTCAACTCACCAGAAGCTAAGCGAAACCTTTATTGAAAAGCATTTTAAAGACCTAGATAAATATGATATTTCAGGATACCAGAAGCTAAGCGAAACCTTTATGGAAAAGCATTTTAAAGACCTAAACAAATCTCGTATTTCAACTTACCAGAAGCTAAGCGAAACCTTCATAGAAAAACATTTTGAAGACCTAAATAAATCTAATATTTCAACTTACCAGAAGCTAAGCGAAACCTTCATAGAAAAACATTTTGAAGACCTAGATAAATATTATATTTCAGTCTACCAAAAATTATCAAACGAGTTTATAACAAAACACAATTTAACAATCGATGAAGATAATTGGTTATACAAAGACAAGCAATTTAAACTAAATTACCTAAAATCAATTGGTACATACGAAATCATTGATAATGACTACATCATAGCTTATAAGTCGGTACGGGATGACTATTATTCGGTTTTTAACTTCCAGTATTTTTATGAGGTTGGAAAAACATACGAAGCTCATTGTGATTGTAGTTCCGAAGAAAATAGCTTTGGATTATCTGCTTGGACTAGAGAAGAAGCTTTAAAATACTATAACAGAGGTAAGTTGTTGAAAGTTAAGATTAGTATTGAAGATATAGGTAGAATAGTACATAATAATTATAAGATACGATGTAGTAAGATGGAAATAGTTGAAGAGATATAATTATTTTTTAAAAAATTTGTTGTATAAGTATGTTAAATAATAAAAAGGAGAATTAAAAAAATGAGAGAAGATTATAAAAATGTAGCTGTTTCATTAAATCTATATGATAGGGATAAATTAGATATTATGTGTAATACTCTTAAAAAGACTAAATCTAAAATTTTAAGAGCAGCTTTAAAAAGGTATTATATTTATTTAAAAAAGAAGGGTAAAATAATAGATAAAAAAGATTTAGAAAATGAATGTATAATATAAAGGGAATAAAAATGAAACTTATTGAAATGTGGGATTTAATTTATGTTTATAAATATAATAATACTAATATAGATATTTACGATTCCGAGCACGCTATTGAAAGATTTATAAGTAGACATAATTTTGATAAAAAAATATTACTAGATAAAATTAAATTAGGGTTGGATAAAATATATACTTTAAATAAATTAACTAATGATTATTATGTAATAATTTCAAAATCCAAAAATTTAAAAATTCCTATTAATATAAGATTGGATAGATATAGTAATAAAAAAATAGGTGTTATACCTACTATATTAGATAAAATAGAACATCCTTATAATAAAAAAAATGAAATAGAAGTATTTGTTGAAAAAACAAATATAAATAAAAAGGTCGATATTAAAAATATTGATTTTATGTTTATACCTTTAATTACTGAAGAAGACTTATTAGAAAAATATAAAAATGATTTTAATGAGTATATCGTTGAAGGTAAAATACAAAAAAATTATATTGAAATTTTTGTAGATTAAAAAAGGATTTATAATTTGATAAAAATTACATATATATCTGATAATCTTTTTTATATTAACTTATATGGAGAGGATTTTTTAGATAATTTAGATACTATAAAATGTTATCAAAAAATAAAATTTGATAAAGATAAAAAATGTTATACATCGGATAAAAAAAATACAAATTATTTTTTATCAAATTTTAATATACAGGATATACAATTTAAACCTTATAAAGAATTAGTTTTAGAAAAGTTAAAAACAGAATTAGAAGTAAAAAGGATAAGAATAAACTTTGATGAAAAATTATTGAAATATCCTCCATTAAAAGGTAAAGACGAATTAAATGTAAATTATCAAATAGACGATATTAAAAAAGTTATAAGCTATAACAGATACTATTTAGCTTTAGAAATGAGATTAGGAAAAACTTATATAATGATAAATGCTTTAAATCATTTATTTAAAAATAACTTAATTGATTGTTGTTTAATTGTTTGTCCTAGTAATATATTATATAATTGGAAAAAAGAGATAATAAGATTTAATTCTGTTAATATAACTGAAGATGATATTTATATTGTAGATATAGATAATAGAGAGCCATTTAATAGTAATAAAAAAATAGTTATAATGACTTATAGAAATTATTTAATGTTATATGAAGACGCTTATAAAAAAATACATAAAACAAGACCTAAAAAGATTTATAGTAGCGTTGATTTAAATATAGATAAATGGTTTAATAATAGATGTATTATATTTGATGAAGCCCATAGATTAAGCAATATGGATAATAAAACTTATAAAATATGTAATAATAATAAAAATCATTTTGAATATAGATATTTATTATCAGGAACACCTTATCCAAATAGATTTAGTGAAATATGGGGTCAGTTGTCTATTATGGACGAAAATATACTTAATATAGATTATTTAGGTTTTATTAAAAAAATATATAAATGTGAAATACGGTATCATAGTTTATACAAAGTTATAGAAGAATATACTGATAAGATTGTTGAATATAAAAATTTAATTAAACCCTATTTTACAAGAAGATTAACTAGACGAACTATTGACTTACCAAAAATAATAGAAAATAAAATATATTATGATTTATCTAATAAACAACTATTTTTATATAAATTGTTTGTTAATAATACTTTAAACGAAATAAAAAATGAAATGGGTAATATAACTAAAAAAGAAGTTTTAATGAAGCTACCCTATATATTACAAGTAATTCAAAATCCTAGTATATTAAAAGAAAATGAAAAATTATTTGATAATAAAGAACTTATGAAAAGTATAAATAGCTTTAATTTTAAAGATTTAAAAAAATTAGAGTTATTAGAGGATTTGTTAGAAAAGTATATAGAGGAGGAACATAAAAAAACTATTATATGGTGTTATCATCCTTTATCTATACAATATTTAACAGAACATTTTAAAAAATATAAACCTGTATCCATAAATAATGATATTAAAAAAATAGAAGATAGAGATTATTATATTAACTTATTTAAAAATAATAAAGATAATAAATTACTAATATTAAGTTTTTTAGTGTTTAAAGAAGGGATAAATTTAAACGAGGCAAGTAGAGTAATTTATTTTGAAAGGGATTATAGTCTAGTAAATTATAATCAAAGTTATTTTAGAAATTTAAGTATTGACAATAAAGAAGAAATAATATATAATGTCTTTATTGCGAATAATACTTTAGAGGTTAGTCAGGATTATATATTAGAAAATAAAATAACTTTAAATAAAAGTGATGATACGGAAATAATGGATATAAATAACTTAAAAAATATGTTTGAAGGTAAAGGAGTTTAATTATGAAAAAAGAAAAATGGATTAAGTATAATTACTTTACAAATAAAGTAACCTATAAAAATTATAAAGGAGATATTTTAATTTTAAAAAATTTTAATACTAATCCTTATAAGTTATATACAAAAATATCAACTAATAAGTTTATAAAATTAGATACGGGTAAATTATTATGTAAATATAAATATAGTAATAACTTATATAGTTATGATGATTTATTAGAATGGTATGATAAAAAATTAGTAGGTATAAAAAAACAAGTTGATATTACATATACAAAAACTTATATTAAATTATTGGAATCTAATAAACTTTATAGTAATATTAAATATTTTAGTTTTGATAATTTTTATAAGAATAATATTTTCAAATTTTATACAAGAGACGATAAAATTATAATAGCAAGGTATTCCTCTGTTGAAACTAATATTTTTAATTACGAGGAAGAATTAACAATACCCTATTTATCTTATTATATTAAAATAATAGATTAATATTTTTTGTTATATTTATATAACTTATCGTTTATTTTATTATTTAATTTTTCATATAAAATATTAATATCTATATTAACATTGTTTTCTTTATTTTTAGCTTTGATAGTTTTTTTTATGCTATCTTTAATTTCTTTTTCTTTTATTTTAGTAATAATTTCATTTTTATCTTCTTCTAATTCATATAAGGTTTTATCCTCTACACTCAAAATAAAACTTTTACCTAAATCAATTAGCTCTGTAATTTTTATATAATTTTCTGGGGATAAAACTCTAATTATATCTTTTATTTCCTTAGTTTCTATTATATGTATTTCTTTATTGTCGTTTATTATATATTCACAATTTCTAATTGTTCTAGGTTTAACAAAAAGAATATTTATTGTATTTATATTTAATTTATTGTCCATAATTATTATAGTTATAAAAAACTATTGACAAAAACAAATAAATAATTTAATATACTATAAAATTTGTAAAAACATATAAGGAAAAGAATATGTATTTATTTGAATGTTTTGTAATAGATAATGAAAATGATAAGAGATTTATATATTGCTTTGCAGATAATTATTGTTTATGCGAGGAAAAGATATTAAGTAATTATATGTTAAAAACTATTATAAATATTAAAATGTTATGTAAGGATACTGATATAATAGGGGTTATATAGATGGGTGATTTTTTTGAATTTAGTAATAATAGTAATAGTAAAATAAGTATAGATAATAATATATTATATAGGAATTTTAAGGAAGAGGAAAATGATATAACTGTTATATCATTTATTACTGATAAAAAATTATCCGAAAACACAATAGAACATTTTATTGACTTGTATAATATAGATTTTAAGTTTCAATTTCTATATTTTAGTAAAGTAGAAATATCAGATAAAGATAAAAAAAATAATATAGGCAAATACTACTATTCAAATAAAATAGATTATAGTAAGTATATAAAACCTTTTAGTAAAGTAATGACTTTTGGTAGATGTATATATACATTTACTTACGGAAATTCTGATATACAAGTGGAATGCTTTTATGATATGATTTTTAATAATACTTATTTTTACAGTTCTGAAAATAAAAATTATATCTTTCCTTGTAATATGTTTTTTGAGTTTTTTAATAAAGATAATTTTGAAAACTACTTTTTTAAGTATCAATTAGAAAAATGTAAAGAATATATAAATACAGAAATAAGAATACCTACTCTTAAAAAAATATTAGTTGATGATCCTAATAAATTTTTATTAGATAATATAAATAAATATGAAGTATCCTTTGATATAGAAACATCGGGATTTAATTTTAAAGAGGATAAAATACAATGTATAACATTTTCTTTTGATGGAAGAACAGGATATTATTTAAGATATAAGGATATAGATAAAAAATTATTAAATGACTTTTTTAAAAATAAGTATATAATAGGTCAAAATGTTAAATTTGATTGTAGATTTTTAATAAATGATGGTATTACTAATTTAAAAATAGATTACGATACTTTAAACGCCTCTCATATATTAAATGAAATGAGGTCTAATTCATTAAAGTCCTTAAGCTATTATTATACTTATTATGGAGGATATGAAAAAGAGTTAGACGACTATAAAGACAAATATCCAAGATTAAAAGATTACACTCAAATTCCTGAAAATATATTATTTGAATATGCTACTATGGATTCTATTATAACTTTTCAAATATATTTAAAAACTAAAAAACAAATAGAAGATATAAGTAATAATAAACAGATTTATAATGAAAATGATTTATTTACATTAAGAGATTATTATTATAATATTGTAATTCCTAGTTTAAATATGTATTTAGATATGGAATTAAAAGGATTAAATATAGATATAAATGAATTAGATAAATTAAGTATAGATATTCAAAATAAAATTAAAGAAACAAAATTACAAATAAGTAAAGAGTTAAATATAAACGAAAATCAAATAAATTTAAACGATATAGAGGAAGAAAATAAGGATACCAATATAGGGGATAGTTTTTTTGAATTAAATAATAATGTCAGTGAAGTAAATATAAGTAGTAATGACCAATTAGGTGTTATATTAGAGAAAAAAGGTTTTGAAGATTTTGGTAGAACTAAAAAAGGTAATTATAATGTAAGTAAGGAAACACTATTAAGATGGAGTAAGGTAGGTAGAAAGGAAGCTGATACTATATTAAAACTTCACGAATACCAAATTATGTATAAAACCTTTGTAGGGGATAATATATCTAATTCTGGTTATTATAAGTATTTACAAAAAGATAGTAGAATTTATCCTACAACAGGGGTTATGATAAATGATAGTGGTAGAAATAATTGTTATAATCCAAATATGCAACAAGTTCCTTCTCACGGATGGAAAGCAGAATATTTAAGAAAGATATTTACTCCTCCTAATAAAGACTATGTTTTTTGTAGTGTAGATTATAGTGGATTACAATTAAGATTATCGGCTATGATGGTTAAAGAAAAAGGGGATTATAAAAATGCTTTTATAAATCAAAGCGGAGATTTACACTCTGTTACTGCCTATAATGTTTTTTTAAAGGATAAAGAAATTACATTAGAAAATAAGGAAATTGTTAAATTTGATAGTATAGATAAGGTTTTGAAGTATAAAAAGTTAGAACCAGTTAAATCGTATAGATTTAAGTCGAAGAACTGTAATTTTGGATTTTTATATGGAATGCAGAGCTATACTTTTGCAAAAGGTTATTTAGAGATAGAATGGAGTTTAGAAGAATGTAAAAATTATATAAAAGAAAATAATCTTGATGACGCCTTAAGAGTTAATAAAAAATTTATATTAAAAGATAAACATACTTTTAATGATAAATATAAAGTAGATAAAACTGATTCTGATTTTTGTTATTATAAAACTGTATCGGAGGATATTAGAAATAAGTTTTTTACAACTTATTATGATCTAGAAAATTATATGAAAGAGTGGAAAGAGTTATGTAAAAAGCAAGGGTATAGTAAATCTATTTTTGGGGGTATAAGAAGATTACCTTTTTTATTATATAATGGAAAAGATGAAAATAAAAAGAGATTTGCTAATTATGAAAATATATCTTTAAATTCTCATATACAAAATATGGAGGTTTGTGTTATAAATTCGGCTATGGTAGAACTACATAAATGGCTTAAGGATAATAATAAAAAAAGTTACTTATTTTTAAATATTCACGACGCTATTGAGATGATATTATATAAACCTGAAATTAAAGAAGTAAGTCAAAAAGTAAAAGAAATATTTACAGAATACTATGATTATTATAATGGGATTAATTTGGAAGTAGAAGGTAATATAGCAGATTATTTTGGTAAAAATCAGTTATGGGATTTAGGTGAAAATTGGGATAACTATTTAAAATAAGGATGGTATATGAAAAAAATTAAAAAATTAAAAAACAAAATAAAGGGAATTGAAAAGGACATTGAATTTTTATATTATAATAGTGAAATAGATTATAATATACTAAAATATATTTGTAATAAATTAAATATTAAACTAGAAGTAGATTTAGATGGAACTTATATAGACGGTAAAAATATATCTAAATAAATTATAATAATAAAGGAGTTATTTATGAGTAAAAAAGAGTTATTAGAATATAATAAAATAGTTTCAACTTTAAAATTAACAACCGAATTAGTTCCTAAAAGTTCTTGGTATGATAATGTTAGAAGCAATGTGAGTAAGGAACAATGGGATTATTTAAGAAAAAAATGTTATAAAAATGCTAATTATAAATGTGAAATTTGTGGTAGTAGTGGTTTAGAACAGGGATATAATTATCCTGTTGAATGCCACGAGATATGGGATTTTAATAGTGATAATGAAACCCAAACATTAAAAGGTTTAATAGCCTTATGTCCTTATTGTCATAAAGTTAAACATATAGGCTTAGCCGAAATAATGAATGAGTTAGATATTTGTTATACTCATTTTAAAAAGGTTAATAATGTTAAAATAAGTTTTATTATGGATTATTTTGAACAAGTTAAATTATTATATAGAGAAAGAAGTAAAATAAAATGGAAATTAGATATTTCTTTAATAGATAACTATTGACTATTTTTCACAAATAGTTTAATATATTTTTATAATAAAAGGAGAGTTTATAAATGAAAAATATATTTTTAATTGGGGGTAAGGCTGGTAGTGGTAAGGATACATTTTATAATATTTTAACCACAGTAAATAAAGAAAAATATAATACTTATAAAATAGTAAGATTTTCTTTTGCGGAGGCAATAAAAAAAATAGCTGTAAATCAATTTAACTGGAATCAAGTTAAAGATGATTATGGTAGAAAACTACTTATTTTTTTAGGTTCTTATTTAGGGGATGAAATAACTTTTAGAAATAAACTATGTAGTGATGATATGTTTAATGAAAATTTAACAGATAAAGTATATAGTAGTTGGTATGAAGTAAAAGAAAAATTAGATATACTATTTACTAAAGATAAAAACTTTTGGGTAGATATAGTAAAGGATAAATTATATAATAATTATGATTTATATGATTATTGTTTTATAACAGATTTTAGATTTAAAAAAGAATATGTTAATTTAAGTATATGTTTTGATAATGTTAAAACAATAAAAATAGATAGAAGAAAAGTTATTAAAATAGATAGTAAGAGTGAAAATGATTTAAACGATTTTACTTTTGATTATGTTGTTAGAAATAATAAGGATTTAAATGAATTTAAAAGTGAAATTGTAAAATTCTTTGATGAGAATTTAAAAAAGTAAAGGATGTTTTATGTTAATATCAATAATTGTATTATTAAGTATATTAGTATTGTTGCTTATATGCTGTTTAATATTTATTATATTTAATTTTTTACTATTTAAAATAATAGTAAATGAAATGGAGATTATTAGAAATATTTTAATTAAAAAGGAGTTTAAAAAATGAATTTGGATTTAAGTAGTTTAAGAAGGTATGTTAATATTTTAAAAGGTGTTCTAGTAAAGGGAACAGCTCAAACAGAATCTATTTATTTTAATTTTGAGGATGATTACTGTTACTTTACGGGTAATAATGTTTATTGTAGAGTTAAATTTAAAAGAGATAATGAAACAACTAATGATAATGATATTGATAACTTTTATGTGGATGGTAATGTCTTTTTAAGTATAATAGAAGACTACCCAGAATTAGAATTAAATGAAAAAAAATTTAGTAAAGATAAAAATATATTTGAAGTAAGTATAATTGAAGGGAATTTATCTAGCCCAAATTATTTAGAAAAAAACGAATTATTAGATATAACAGATAATTTTATTACTTATTTAAAAGAGGCTATAAATTATGTAGATAATAGAGACAGGTCTAATTTAAATGCAATTTTTGTAAAATATAATTCGATAATATCTACGGATAAAAAAAGAATGTATGAAATAGAATTAGATAATAAAGTAAGAGATTATACTTTGTCTATAAACTTGTTAAAAACAATTTTTAGTTTTAATTCTGTTAATAATATAAACCTTTATAAAAATGAAAATACAATGTTATTAGAATCCGATGATATACAGTTTATATTTCCTATTATAGAAAACTTATCTTTACCCGATGTTAAAAATCCAAATTTTATAAAAAATTATGATCATAAAACATATATTACTTTAAATAAACTAGATTTTAAAAAAGAATTGGATTTTTTATTTAAAGTTGCAAATAGTGAAAATAATTATAAAGTTATATTTACAGTGGAAAAAGATATTTTAATTATGGAAATAAAAGAAAGTTATGCTAGTATTAAAAAAGAAATAAGTATTATAGAAAAAGATGATAGTTTAGATAATATTAAATTTTGTATAAATTGTTTTGACATAAGAAACTTATTAAACTATTTTAATAAGGACATTATAAAAATACAAATACCTACTAATGATAATGTTCCTGCTATTAACTTTAAGGAAGAAGATAGTGATAAAAAACATATACTATTATGTAGAATGCCTTTGTAAAAATACATTACTTCATATATGGCTTCCTTTAAATTTTAACTATATTTTATATATGTTTTAAATTAAAGGAAGTTACATACTATGGAATATAAAATGTTAAAAAATAAAGATTTAATAAATTACGATGATTATATAGAATTATTTAAAAAGAAAATGGCTAGTTTTCTTAAAAAAAGTCCTTGTCAATTTGATATGGTTATAACTCCAATATCGGTTGTATTTAAAGAAAAAAAAACAAGTGATATATTAACTTTTAATTTTGACATAACAGTTGATTTAAAAGATTTTATTCATAATATATATACCACATTTTTAGAAAAATATTATCCTGTTATGAAGGAAGTTATTAAATCTAAAATTGATTACACATTAGAGGAAATACAAAGATTAATAAGTAAGGGTATGGATGTTGATAGCGCTATACTAATGAAAAAGGAAATAGTAGAGGAAAGATTTTATAGAATTGAAAGAATTGTTATGTTAAAAGATAGATTATTTGTAAGAGATATGCAAACAAATAAACGCTATTTATATGAAATTAAAAATCCTCCTTTATCCTTTTTTTTAAATAATATCAGAAATAAATGGACGCAAGAGTATAGTTATACTGTTTTTAAAGAAAGGGCTACATTATTAAAAGAAGATAATGAATCTAATAATTTGGAAGACAATATAAATGACTAAAAAAGAATGGATAATTGGATTATTAAAAGATAATGATTATAATGCAATTAAAGTTTATAGTTATTATAACGAAGGTATAAAATTAGGGTATTTTGATAAAACTTATCCTTTATCTACTTTTAAAAGGCGGGTTAGGGATTATAGATTAGAAATAGTAAATAATACTATAAATAAAGAAATAATAGAAAAAAACATAGAAGTTGATAGGGATAAATTAAAACTAATAGAGGGGTTTTTAAATAATAACGATTTTGATACTATTGACACCCTATTAAACTTAAATGATAAATTAACTTCAAAACAAATAAATAAGATACAATCCCTTTTAGAAAATATAGATACGAAGGAATTAGATTTAGACGAAATTCTTAATATAAAAAGTTATAATATGTTTTTAAAAGATAAAATAAATAAGTTAAAAAAAGAAATACACTATTTACATAAAAATAGGTTTGAAAATAAAGAAGTTATAAATTCATTAAGGAGTGATATAAATACTTTTGAAAGTGGAGATACGTTTAACATAAATGTTAATATTAAAACAGCTAATAATAACTTAAATAATATATTACTATTATCTGATTTACATTATGGTGAAACAGTTATAGGTAAACATATAAACAATATAAATAATTATGATTGTGATATTGCTAAAAAAAGATTAGTAAAATTATTTACTGAAAATTTAAAAATATGTAAATATACTGGTAGTAATAAATTATATATATTTATGTTAGGTGATATATTAAGTGGTATTATTCACGAGGAGTTATTAGAAAATAGTGAAAAAACAATAACAGAATTAATTGTTGACTTATTTTCATTTTTTAGTAAATTGTTATTAGAGTATAGTAAAGAATTTGATTTTATAAATATAAGTTGTGTTGTTGGTAATCACGGTAGGTTAGGGGATGTTAAATTTAAAAATAAAGCCCAAACAAATTTTGAGTATATCTTTTATAAATTTTTAGAGGATAAGTTTATAAATGATAAAAAAATTAAAATTAATGTTAGTGAAAGTCCTGTTATGATATGTGATGTGGATAAATTAAGATGTAAAATAGAGCACGGGGATAATTATAGAACTGGGGGTAATTTTCTTAATTTACCTTTAATGGCTATAAGTAGAGATAGTATAAAAGAAAAAACTATGCTAACTAAAGCTAATTTACCCTATGATATAACTTTTATGGGTCATTATCATACCCCAGCTATTAGTTGGGGATTAGATAATACAATAAATGTAATTAATCCAAGTATAATAGGTGGTAATGAGTATTCGGTTAATAAATTACATTCGGCATTTAGACCTAGTCAATTTAGTTTAATAAGTGATGAAAAAGAAATAAAAAATTTTAGGTTAATATATTTGGATTAAAAAGGAAAATGATATGAAAAAAGATGATTTACAAATTATAAATTTAACTTCTAGTAATAGGGAAGAAAACGGGGAAGTTAGACTACAAGAAGATGGCTTTTATTTATCAAGTGATAATCTAATAGATAGTCCTGTAATATTAAAACCAGCTACTAAATATAGAATAATTATAAGAGAAATAGAAAGGTGATGGAAGATAATAAAAAAATAGATAAAATAACCTATTTTTATGATAACGACGAATATCATTATCTATATTCGGGTAATTTTTTAAGAAGTAGTTATTTGGATAAAGACGATGTTACTAACTATAAATATTGCGCGGTGTTAGAAAGACTAGATACCAATGATTCATCTTCTATTTGGGTAGTAGATGAAGAATTTTTTAGAAATAAATTTATATCAAATCTGTTTAAGAATAACATTTAGACTTATAAAATTTTATAACTATAATATTATATTTTATTATAATTATTAGGGTTTTATAAGTTGACTAACTACTACGATTTAACTTCATTTAGAAATACAATTTACACTTTAAACATTGCTTTAGAAACATATTTATCCAATCAACTTTTTAAAAATGATGCTACAAGAATTGTTTATTCCTCAAGTGAGTTTGCTTTTAGAAAAAGAACTCAAGAATTATCTAAATTAGGAAATGGAACTAATTTAAATAATTTAGATTTGCCTTTTTTAAACTATAAAATAACAGGAATTGATAGAAGTGTATCCAGGCAATGGTGGAATAAACCTATTGTAAATAGAGGACTGTTTATAGATGAACTAGGGTTTAAAGTTAAATGTTTACCAGTTAAAATAAGTTATGATTCAACTATATATTTTCATAGAGACGATGATTTATTATACGCTTATAATCAATTATTATGGGATGATGGGGATGAAACAAAAATAAATTTTAGTCTAATGGTTGAGGGTGTTGAATTAGGATTTTTTTCATTATATATGTTAGATAATATGTCATACGAACCTACTTATAATGAAACAGAATGGTTGACTAGAAATAAAATACATACTGCTTCTTTAAATTTTACTTGTGAAACTGTTATTATAAAAGATAATTTATTAAATTTTGGTATTCCCGAAAAAGTAATATTAGATTTTATGGTTATGCACGAAGTTAATAATGATATTAGTAATGAAGAAAGATTGGAATTTATAGTAGATAGATTTAATGAAGAAGTTATAGGAACGGTTTAATAATAAAAAGTTACATTTTTTAATAACTATAATAAATATATATAAACATAAAGAGGATAAACTATGTCGGCAAGTATAAATGCTAGAATTCAAGTTAATACAATAGACCAATCAAGAAGCGTTGTTCCTGATGTTAATAATATAGGGGCAACAGTTATTAGGGCGAGTAAAGGTGGGGTCGTTCCAATAAGAATACCTAAAGGTAGGGAAGACTTAATTACAAAAATATATGGGTATCCTTCTAGTAGTTACCCTGATATATGGAATTTAATAGAAGCTAATAAATCTTCTTCAATATGGGTATCAGCTCCGAGCGCTAGTGATGCTAGATATAGTGGAGTAAAAGTAAGTAAATTAGGTTTAACAACTTTAGGGGCAGTAACAAGTTATGCAAGTATAACTTTTGCAAGCGCGGATGATTATTTTGCTATTTTATCAAAAAATCCTGAAGCGAGCGACAAAAGAGTTACTATTACAAAGGACGATGATGATGTTTTTACAATAGTTGGTGAATATTATGATACAATAGAAAAAGAATGGTTGGAAGTAGAATCTAGTCCTTATACAGTAAGTTTGGATGAAAATAAAAAAGATGGCTATGGTAAAAATATTTATATAGAAAATATATTTGAAGATGATTATTATTTTGGAGTAGTTGTTAATCCAACGGCAAGCATATCTACGTTTGTTACTGGAACAGATGTAGCTTTTGCAAGTGGAACAAGAGGAACGGCTATAACAATAACAGAACTAGAAACAGGGTGGAATTATTTTAGAAGTGTTAATACATACAGAGCAGATATATTTGTTGATTTTACAGCAGTATCTGGAGTTGAAACTTTATTTTCTACTTTAAGAAATACCTATCAAAAATATTCGGCTTATTTAGTTCCTCTTGCTAATGATACTGTGGCTAATACAGTATCTGATAATGTTCCAGCTACAATAAATAATAGAGGTATTTATTGTTATTGGAACTGGGCGTATGTAAGAAATACATATACTAATAGTAAAATATTATTAATACCTATGGGGAGGGTATTTCAAAAGCACGCGGCAATGGTTGATGTTTATAATGGACTTGCTCCAAGTTATATAGATGAAAATGGACACGGAGGACAGCTTGGAAGTGGTATTATTGAAATGGTATATGATCCAAGTGAAGCTGATTTACAGGATTTATGGGGTATTAGAGTTAATCCAATAGTATATGACTATAATTACGGTTTTATAATAGCTGGACAATATACTACTACTACTATTGAATCAGATTATACATATATTGGGCATTCAAGACTAGCAGACTATATGATTTATAATATAGTAAAACAAGCATTACCTTTTCAAATAACTAAATTAAATGATAGTTTTCATAGACAGCAAGTAAAAACAATAACAGAGCTTATTATAAATCCTTTATTGCAAGCACCTTATAATCTTTTAAGAGAAAGTCTTATTATATGTGATGAAACAAATAACGACGATGAAGCTCTTGCTAGGGGAGAATTTATATTAACGGTAAAAGTAAAGTTTACTCCATTTTCAGAATGGATTAAATTATATTTTATAAATGTAGGACAAACAACAACGATAACAGAATCGTAATAAGGATAAACTATGTCGGCAAGTATAAATGCTAGAATTCAAGTTAATACAATAGACCAATCAAGAAGCGTTTTACCTGAAGTTAATAATATTGGAGCTACTGTAATAAGGTCTGAAAAAGGTGGAATAGTACCTATTAGAATACCCAAAGGAAGAGAAGACTTAATTACAAAAATATATGGGTATCCTTCTAGTAGTTACCCTGATATATGGAATTTAATAGAAGCTAATAAATCCTCTTCAATATGGGTATCAGCTCCTTCGTTAAATAGTAGTTATGGGGGTGTATTTGTTACTAAGTTAGGAACAAAACCTTTCCCAGGTAGTATAAGCTCTTATAGTAGTTTAGATTTTACTGATATAGATATTAGTAAAAGTTTTTTTACAGGTAACGGGGTAACAAAAACATTTACAAAAACAATATTAACAGTAGCAGATTATTCGGCTAGTCCTTATACAGCTTTATCATTAGTAATAAAGAAAAACGGGGTTGAAGTTACTAATTATACTATAACTGATAATGGAGCAACAGAAACTATTGACTTTGACGAATTAGGAACAGGTTCTAGTAGTTATACTAAAGCGACGGCATTATTAAGCGTTACGTTTCAAGTAGCTCCTTTAGTTACGGATATATATACAATAGAATATAAAATAAATGTTGCTTCAGATGTATATTTTGCTTTATTTAATAAAAATCCTGAAGTGGATGATAAAAAAGTAAAAGTTGCAATGATAACAGATACATTGACGGATAAATATTTTACAATAGACGCTTATTATACTAATCCTATTGAAGATCAAGATATAGAATTAGAATCTAGTCCTTATACAGTAAGTTTAGACGAAAATAAAAAAGATGGTTATGGAAAAAATATTTATATAGAAAATATATTTGAAGATGATTATTATTTTTATCCTGTTATAAATACAGCTTTAGCCGTTTCTACCTTTGTTGATGATTCAGCTTTAGTTTCGCTAGTAGGTGGGGATAGAGGGGATACTATAACAGGAATGCAGTTAGGTTTAGGATGGGATTATTTTAAAAATGTAAATAAATATAGAGTAGATATATTTGTTGATTTTACAAGTGAAGCGGATGTTTTAGCAAAATTTGTTGACTTAAGAACCACTTATCAAAAATATTCAGCTTATTTATTTCCTTTATCTAATCAAAATGTAGCTGATACAATATCGGATAATATACCTATTACGACTAATAATAGAGGAATATATTTTTATTGGAATTTTTGTTATGTAAGAAATACATATACTAATAGTAAAATATTATTAATACCTATGGGTAGAGTATTTCAAAAGCACGCTGCTATGGTTGATGTATATAATGGTTTAGCTCCGAGTTATATAGATGAAAATGGACACGGTGGGTTATTAGGTAGTGGTATATTACAAACAGTTTACGATCCTAGTGAAGAAGATTTACAAGATTTATGGGACGCAAAAATAAATCCTATTGTATATGATTATAATTATGGGTTTATGATAACGGGGCAATATACTTCTTTAGTAATAGAATCTGATTATAGTTATATAGGACATTCAAGATTAGCCGATTATATGATAAGTAATATTGTTAGTCAGGCATTACCTTTTCAAATAACTAAATTAAATGATAGTTTTCATAGACAACAAGTTAAAACAATAACAGAGCTTATTATAAATCCAATAACTTTACCCCCTTATAACTTATTAAGAGAGTATTTAATAATTTGTGATGAGACTAATAATAGTGATGAAGTATTAGCAAGAAAGGAATTTATATTAACGGTAAAAGTAAAGTTTACTCCATTTTCAGAATGGATTAAATTATATTTTATAAATGTAGGACAAACAACAACGATAACAGAATCGTAATTTTTAATATAATAGGAGTTTAAAAATATGGTAGATAATACGGAATTAATGAATGATGACGCTTTACAAAATGAGTGGGAAGTTATAATAACAGATTTTCCTTTTTTAAGTGATTCAGGAATAGATGCAGTAAGTTTAAGTTTAAGGGTAGTTTCTGTTTCGATACCTGAACAAAGTATAAGTGAGTATGATGTTAATTATAAATCTAGGAAAATTACTAAATTTGGTGGAAAAATTACTACTCCGAATGAATTTAGTTTTACTTTAAGAGTCGATAAAAATTGGAAAGCTTATAACGCTCTTAAAAAATGGCATAATTTTATGGCTAATAATGATTCAGGTTCATTAAGTTCTGATTATCAGTTAGGTGTTTCAACTTATAGACGCGATATAGTAGTAAGAACTATTGATACTTCAGATACGGCTACTGGGGGTTATTGGAAATTTGTAGCTTGCGCTCCGAAAATGGTTCCTAGTGTAGATTTGAATTATGATAGTGGAGACGCTATAATAGTTACTATTAATATGAATTTTATTAAAATGTCAATGTTATAATAGGTTAAAATAAATGGTTGATACCTATTTTATGTCTAATGATAATCAATTAGTTAATATGTGGGAGTTTATCTTTACAGATAACCCATATATTAATTTTCAAGTAAAATCTGTAAATATACCCTTCGATAAATTCATAGTAGAATCTAAAAAAGACGGGTCTAAATTTTATACAGGTAGGGATTTTGTTAGCGAAATATCTTTAGAAATATATGAAATGGCTGATTTAACCACTTATGGTTATTTTAAATTATGGGAAGATTT